AACCTCAGAACTTCTACCGCTTGCCTTTGTTATAGCTAGAAGAATTATTCGAAGACTGGAGATCGCTCGTGAAGAGAGGATTATAGAGGGCCTTTGTCCGGATGGTAAATCTCTCGTAGTTGTCGAATATGAAGATGGTGTAGCCCAGTGTATCAGTTCAGTCGTTGTTTCAGCGCAACACGAGAAGAATGTAGATGTACAGAAGTTTCGATCTGCCATCTACAGAGAAGTCATTTCATATGTGTTAGAAGATTACCTTCCTTTTGATGATGCTGAGATACTCATCAATCCTACCGGAAGTTTTGTAATCGGTGGTGCTGATGCCGACACCGGACTCACTGGTAGAAAGCTTGCCGTAGATAGCTACGGTGGTCTAGCAAAACATGGTGGCGGTGCCTTTTCGGGAAAAGATCCGACGAAAGTCGACCGCAGCGGTGCATATATGGCACGACTTATCGCAAGGAGCGTGGTCTTAGCGGGTTTTGCAGATCGATGTGAGGTGTCAATCGCGTATGCCATAGGTAAAGCGGAGCCGCTCTTTTTTGATATCGACTGCTTTGGTACGAATAACATCGCTATTGACGACATAAAAGAGCTGGTCCAGAACACTTTTCCGATGGCTGTGGCTCCGATGATCGATTATTTACGTCTGCGATCAGGCGGATATGAAGCTTTGGCTGTGGGTGAGCATTTTGGTGGAGAAGGTATGAAACCTTGGGAGAGTTCGTTTGGTGGACTCGTTTTACAACTGGGAGGGATGAAGAATGATCACGACAGAACGATTTGAAAAGGTCGGAATTGATAAGCTGATTCCTTATGCCCGGAATGCCAGGACACACAGCAAAGAACAAATTCTGCAACTGCGCGCATCCATACGCGAGTTTGGTTTTATTAATCCAGTATTGGTTGATAAAGATTTTACAGTTATTGCTGGTCATGGACGTATCCTAGCTGCCAAAGAAGAAGGGTATGAAGAACTGCCATGTGTGTTTGTGGAGCATCTAACGGATGCTCAAAAACGGGCATACATTTTAGCGGATAACCGCTTGGCCTTGAATGCAGGCTGGGACGAAGAAATGCTATCGATAGAATTGTCTGAGCTGCAGGGCTTTGATTTTGATTTGTCCTTATTGGGCTTCGATGATGCCGAACTAGGGAAGCTGCTATCCGTTGATGAAGTGGAAGATGATGATTTTGATCTGACTTCTGCACTTGAAAAAGCCAGCTTTGTTGAAAAAGGTGATGTGTGGTCAGTAGGCAGGCATCGTCTTATTTGCGGTGATGCGACCAGTGAAGAGGATTTGAATACCTTGATGGATGGTCGAAAAGCAAATCTACTTTTAACGGATCCACCCTATGCCGTTTCCTATACCAGCAGCAAAGGCCTGTCCATTCAAAACGATAGCTTGAGAGATGAAGAATTCTATCAGTTCCTTCTTCGTTCCTTTTCAAATGCTGCAGAGGTAATGGAAAAAGGTGCTTCTGCTTATGTATTCCATGCAGATACGGAAGGCCTCAAGTTCAGACGCGCCTTCGTAGAAGCAGGCTTTCATTTATCCGGTGTTTGCATTTGGTCGAAAGATAGTCTGGTGCTTGGTCGGTCACCGTACCAATGGTCTCATGAGCCGATACTTTTTGGTTGGAAAAAAGATGGCAAGCATAAATGGTATGCCGGACGAGCAGAAAAGACCGTCTGGAACTTTGCTAAACCAAAGCGAAATGAAAACCATCCAACAAGTAAGCCTGTTGATTTACTTGCCTATCCCATCCAAAACTCTTCTCAGGTCAATGGCATCGTGCTCGATAGTTTTGGTGGCAGTGGTTCGACTCTTATTGCCTGTGAAGAAACCGATCGAATCTGTTACATGGCAGAGCTCGATGAGAAGTATGCTTCTGTAATTTTGAGACGATATGTGGAGCTGAAGGAAAATGATGGCGCTGATGTTAGTGTCATTCGAAACGGTAAACAATACTCTTATTCTGAGCTCGTAAAGGCTGTCGATATGACACAATAGATCGCTGTTATTCCTTGATATCTTTGTTTGATAAATCCTCTAAAAATCTTGAAATGGCAGGCTTTTAAGCTTGCTATAGATGTGCTTCAGAGCGAACATACACATACCAAAAAACAAGAAGAACGGAGGAAAACACATGACAACAAAAGAACTAAAACACAAGGCGAAAGAGAACGGCTACACCTTGATTCAGGTTCAAAAATGGGGCGACAGCACTGACATAGAGTTAAGGCCCAATGCTGAATATACGCCAAGGCTTTATCCAGAGCGCACCTCTGAAAAGAACACCTGGACGATTGCAACAACCACCTACGGATCTCTTACGGTAAACGAAGTAGAAGACATGATCAACGGTTTAAGACTGGGTCAAAAGATGGTAGGAATGCTTGAGACAATCGACCTTTCAGAGTTAGAAGCCTACTACATTGGGCATGACGAGGAGGAGCAAAGATGAGAATCGATTATGGCCTTGCTGGACACACCCGGAAGCCTTTTGTAAAAGCACTCGTTCGTGTGGTTGGAGAAAAGTCGATCTATGAAGGAGCACCGAAGTATGGCTTTCATGTTGGACGTTGGTATGTGGATCGGGACGGTGGATTGATTGTTCCTTCCAATGAGACGAAGGATGAAAAAGATCGGGTGTTCTATGGGTTACAAGAAGCAGGGTTTGTACCTGTTCAGCCTAAAGGCGTTGATGAACCAGATGAACTTTGCATCATCATGCCCACGGATGGATTCACAGAGCAAGCATACAACAATTTAAGAAAGTTGATTGATAGCAAGAGAAGCCTCATTCAAAAAATGCTGGGTTCAGACTCTTTGGATTTTGAGATTACCGAAAATCAGATCCGTTTCCCTTGGTTCTCTTTTCCGAGGGAACCGGAGGTCGTCGACGCTTATACTACGTTTATCAGTTTGCTTTGCAGGGCAGCGAAAACACAAAAGCGTGTAACCGCAAAAGAGACACCCGTCGAGAATGAAAAGTACGCTATGCGCTGTTTTCTTTTGCGTCTCGGCATGATCGGTGATGCGTACAAAAGCGCAAGAAAAATTCTTCTTGAAAACTTAAAAGGGAATTCAGCTTTCAAAAATCCGGAGGTAAAAGGCGATGAAAGATGATTTTTTTACGAGGAAAACCTGCAGACGCTGTGGTGGTTCTCTTGATGGTGGAAGGATTATGTCCATGCTTAACACGGATTGCATTTGCATGAAGTGTTATGAAAAGGAGCAGGAACACCCGCGAATCAAGGAGGCAAAAGATGCGGAGCTTGCTGCGGTCCGAAGTGGTGATGTGAACTTCAGAGGTATCTTGGATAGCGATGAAAACTAGACAAATAGTCTTTCAATGTTCTTGAAAACTTTGGTGCTATTATGGCTCGAAAAGTCTGAAATATCAGCGCTTCTAGCTTGCTATAGATGTGTTATAGAGCGAATATACACATACCAAAAAAGAAATGCGGAGGGCAAGGCCATGACGAACCAAGAACTAAAGAGAAAATCCTTTCTAGAAACAACCAAGAGACTCGAAGAAAAGAAGCGTTTAGCAAAGGAAAAGGATCCTGCAAGAGCCGCTTATGAAGCTGGCGAAATTAGCTGGAACGAGTACATCAAAAGGAGCTGCAAGAAATGAGAGAGTTTACAACATTAAGAAAACTTGGCAAACATAAAGACCAGTATTTTGCGGCAGTTGTACGCTGGAACTAGCAGGTATTTTTCGCAGGCCCTGCAAAAAACGGTGGCTACCTAGCAAGAATCTATGAGATGGTCGACCTTGAAGATGCTGCGAGCGAGCTTGATGCAAGATTGTCACTCATAGCGGAACCGGAAGAACGATTTAAAGACAGCGGACATGCCATCAAGTGGTGCTTTGAAAATGCCTAAGTAAAACAAAGTATAAAGGCATCGGCCCTTAGGGGCTGTTGCTCGTAGTATGGCCTTCACGGGTCTTTTTTTTATTTGGAGAGGAGGAAAGCGTGAGAAAACTGAAGAACTATACACCGACAGATTTTATGCTGGAAACCTCTACATACAATCCTAGAGCGGCAAACCTCGCTGTTTCCTTCATCGAATGTTTAAAACATACAAAGGGCGAGTGGTACGGGCAGAACTTTGAACTGATTGATTGGCAAGAACAAATTATTCGAGATGTGTTTGGGATTTTGAAACCGAATGGTTATCGCCAATTCAATACAGCCTATGTTGAGATACCAAAGAAACAAGGAAAGTCTGAGCTTGCGGCTGCGGTCGCACTCCTTTTAACCTGTGGTGACTTCGAGCATGGCGGAGAGATTTATGGATGTGCTTCGGATCGGCAACAAGCGTCCATCGTATTTGATGTGGCCGTTCAAATGGTCGAACAAAGTCCTGCACTGAAAGCAAGAATTAAACCACTGTTATCTCAAAAACGTCTGATCTATAAACCTTTGGGGAGTTTTTATCAGGTCCTTTCTTCTGAAGCTTATACGAAGCATGGTCTGAACGTTCATGGTGTAGTTTTTGATGAGCTTCACGCGCAGCCAAATCGAAATCTCTATGATGTTATGCTGCATGGTTCCGGTGATGCAAGAAAGCAACCTTTGTATTTTTTGATTACAACGGCAGGAACGGATCGTCACTCGATTTGTTGGGAAGTCCACCAAAAAGCAACCGATATTTTAGAAGGCAGAAAGAACGATCCGAGTTTTTATCCGGTGATTTATGGAGCAGCGGATGACGATGACTGGACTTGTCCGAAGGTCTGGCGCAAAGCGAATCCTTCTCTGGGCATCACGGTCGACCAGGAAAAACTAGAGATTGCTTGCAATAACGCGAGGCAAAATCCAGCGGAGGAAAACTTATTTAGGCAGCTTCGCTTGAATCAGTGGGTCAAGCAATCGGTGCGCTGGATGCCGATGGAAGCGTGGGATCTATGTTCTGCTGATGTTGATGCAGAAAGGCTTGAAGGTCGTATTTGCTATG